AGTCTTGCTTTAAAATTTACAACATCTTCCACTATCGTCTTTAAATCATGCATACTTACTCCAATATTATCAGAACTAGCTGTAGTACCTGCTGCTGTAGTTGTACCCCTAATTACCGAGATAGTAGAAGCACCCCATAGAGAAACTTCAATAATATCACCAGTCTGAATTGGCATTATCTCTGCAAGCTCCATTTTCGCACTAGTTGTGTTACTCTCGTCATTAGTTGAAGCAAACGTGTATGCCATTGGTAATTCGCCTGTTGCATCAGTAACAGTTCCAGCCTTTAGTGGGTCATCTTGGATTGGAACTAATGAACCAAGCCTTGTAAACCCAACAACAAAACCGAAAATATAATCATCATCAGCTAGAGTTGTTATACCAAATTCTTTGCCGTTAGTCGCATCACTAAGAGCAACGAATTGCCCCATATACAACTTTGTGCTATCTTCACCAGGGATTTTCCAGGTGGATCTGTCTTCTGCCCTTCCTGTGGCTGCTCTGACTAATCTTGGCATGTGCATTGCACCATAGTTATTTATTGCCATTATAAAAATCTAAAAAATAAAACATAGACTTAAAAAGGTCTAATTTAAAAACCTAAAAAAGGGAATATACTTAGAAGTTATTTATCAGGACTTTAAATTCCTTGCGAACCTATTAGCAATACTCTTTCCAGAATTTTTTAAGATTCTGTCATAGTTTGCTTTCTGTTCAAGACTTAAAGTTATTACTTCAGGAGTAGATGTGTTCATCCCCCCAGAAATATTACTCTCAGTTCCAGTGTTTGATGCTGCACGCTGCGCCATTCCTATCACTTCGCCAGTCTGCTGCGCCTTCTCGCGTACTTGATCTATGATCTCGTCTTGTCTGTTGTAAGCCTTCTCAATTGCTTCGTCCCAGCTTAGATTCGGATTCCTTCTTTTAGCAATCCCCGCATCTTCGCTGACACGCTTCATGAAATCAACATCTTTTTGAAAATCTGGATCATTCCGATCTTTTTTAAACACATCAACTTCTGGATGTTTCCCCACAAAAGTCGTCACTGCCGAAGTAAAATCACGCTCAGCAAGCTTCTGTTCAACTTTCTGGTCAATATCTAATTCTGTAACCGATGCGCCCGATTGCGAACTTCCTTGTATAGGTGCTGTTGTTTTATAGACTTCTTCGTAAGATGGTAGATAATTCTTACCTGAAGCGTTCCATTTTCCGCGGAACTTCTCATAAGCTTCCTTATCATCGCGAAAAAATTCATCAGCCGTATCACGCAACGCTTCTAACTCCTGTGCCCGTTTTTCTGCTTCTTCGCGCGCTCTGCGTTCAGTTGCTTCCTTAGCCGTAGCTTCGTTACGCTGACGTTCTAATGCTGATATTTTACCCGCTTCTGCGTCTAAATTCTTCTGCACCTTTGTCTCTTGTGAGGTATCGTTCTGCGATTGAGACTTATCCGCAGAGGATAATTCTACCTGAAGTTTGTCGTTCTCTTGTGGAGAGGACTTGACTTTGATATCAGACTTATCTTGCGTTCCCTCGGTTACGTTACCTTTTAGGGAGGCCGTCTGATTCTCAGCCACTTGTTTTTCTATTGCCATCTATAGTAGATTAAAAATAAAAAATTGTCAATTATTGAGGCATCGCCTCTTGAGGCATCACCTCTTGAGGCATCGCCCCTATCTGCCCAAAATAGGTTCTGTCGGTAGATTTTTTGCCACTACAATAGTATCCTTTTTTCTTTGATCAACCGTCTTTTTAAGATGATCTAGTATTTCTTTACTAATCGGCTCAAATCTCACACTAGGATTGACTACTGGTATTGGCATAAATCCATACTTTATAGCAAAATCAGCTATGAAATCAGAGTATTCCTGATCCATTGCAAGGTATTTCTCGGCACTTGCTGGATTCTTTTGATCCTTTGTTGTCATCTTTTTTCTTTTTAATAGATATAAGTAACTTTTCTGCATTTTCTGGCAATCTTAATAAAAGCCGTCCTTCTGAGAAACGACCAGCTCGCACATAAAGATCACGATTCAATTCAAATTCGCTGTTACTGTCTGCAATATTAAGTAGTAATTCCGCCAAATGATGATCTTTATGACCATCAATCCAGCGTTTTAATAGTTTATAGTAATCCGTAGTACCAAAATCCACTAAGGTTTGTAATTCTTCAACTGTTAAATCCTTTAGTTTCATTTATATTCCCCATAAAAATTAAACTTGCCCCATACCAGTGGCCATCATTTCGGGCGTAACCTGTTCTGGACCTGTTCCTTGCATTATTCCTTGTGGTATTGCCTCTTGGGGTATTGCCCCTTGAGGTTGCCCCCCCATACCCTCGTTAATCGGAGGTTGTGCTCCTTGCTGAGACGCCGCTTCTGCTCCTGCTTGACTTGCAATACCTCCCACCGCTGAAGCTGACTGATCCACTGGTAACTGTTCTGTTGACATGTGTTTAGCCAGAATATTCAAACTTTGTTCAATCTGTTGTAATTCTTCAGCTGCTTTTAGGATATCGTTCGTGTTAGTATTTTCACCTTTACTTTTTTGTGTAATTTGCTCTCTTGCACTGATCCATTCCAATGCTTGTAGAGTGTGTACTAGTAGATGAGCATCACTTCTGCCTGGTATTGTATTTTCTGGATAATTGCCCTCTTTCATCTCCTGGTTATGCTGTTGTGCTTCTAATACATCGTTCTCACTATCTTCGTCTTTCAAGTTATCCAGATATTGAGGATCGAGACCATTCAATTTGACGTAGTCTCTGACCATCAAAGATATTGCACTGTTTTGTAACATTGCAGGATTACCAAATATTGGTATTAGAGTAGCCATGGCCTTGTCAAGTCTTTGCAGTCTCAATGCTGTTGACATAGGTAATATCCTCTCTATGTCTATCTCAATATTAATATCGCTTGTTATATCAAGATATTCGTCTTTTATCTCAAAATCATGCCTCCCTGGTTTGAACTCTTTTCTTAATTTGCCCACATCGTCAAAACTTAATTCTATATCCTGTGTTGTGATACTTCGAGTCTTTTCCATTACTGTCATTTTTTGCAGATTCAATGTTTTGACCTTGCTTGCTGGATATCTTTCCATAACAAGCCACAAAACCTGCCTTACGACATCCTTCTCACCAGCTGCCCAATTATTAATGATTCTCGTAAACATTTTTAACGTACTTTCTAGAGACATCATATTATTTCTGACAGGTTCGCCAGGCTTTGGAGCTGCGAAAGCTAACGGATTAACCCCTGATATTTTTACGGCATCTTCTTGAAGCTGATTCCGCATCTGATAATAATCCGGTCTGTATTCAGAACCCTTTAGCCATCTGATATTGCTTTCATCTACTTTCCCGCTAATTCCGAACTTTTGACCAGGCATTACTACTTCCCAACCCTCATCAATATCATCTTCAAACTCTCTGTTGTAAACTATAGGTGGATTCAAGATCAATTTCAATTGATTGAGTGCCATGTTTCTTAGGGTTTCGTCTTCTGCTTGGGTGCTTTCTAACATCCTCGGAAATCCCATTCCATATAATTGATGTGGCCAGTCAAACGCTTTATGCAAAGCAAATGGCAATTCCTTGCGTCCCATATGATTGTAGGGCATCGGGCCATTCCTTATTAGAATATCGTTCGCTATTATCATGTATTTATCCGTGATTTTATTCCAGTATCTGAGCAACCGAACCTTGTTTTTAGAAATCGTTGCTGGAACCTGGAAGAACGGCTGTGAAGTTGTATAGCTTGTTATAGTATCTTGGACATTCTGAACTTTCTTCACATTCTCCTTGATAATATACGGATCTTTACTATTCTCAAACTCATTCTGGAATTGGTCTAGGCTTGGGAGCTGTTCCCAGCAAATATCTTTTGCTTCGTAAGCTGGCCCCCTTAATACCCTAGCATCGGGATCTATATAAATCTCAAATAATGATGGATGTATTATCGCTGGATTATCATACTTTGTTACCATGACCTTTTTTGTAAGCGGTTTTCCCTTATCTTTCAACTCTGTAACTCTTTTTTTGTCTTTATCCTCTTTGCTCTCCGCAAGTTCTTTGGCTTCTTCTCTTGCTAATTTAGGATTTAATATTAATTCTTTTTCTTCAGTTTGTTCTATCCAGGGGATATACGTCCAGGCACTACCACAAATCAGACTCTCGTGGAAAGTCGAGTTATTAACAACATCAAAATCTCCATTCTCGTGCAATGATTCGTAAATATGTTGCAGGATCTGGATATTCTGCTCGTCCTTCTCGTCACCTGAAAGTATAGGTAATTTCTCACCACTCACAAATTCAGACATGCCAGCTTCAACAGGGGACCAACTGATCGGAGACTTTAAATTACTTTGATTCCTTAAATATTCGTGCCACATCGACCACCTTTTAATATCATCATTCCAGGCTTTGACCCAGTCACTGCCAGTTTTTGTCTTCTCTTCACCATCACTTGTAGCCGTAGTATTAGAAACGGCATCTTCTACAGAAGCCCAAGGACAAGAAGTCCTGCGACCCTCTTCCATCTCGTGAAACCTATCTGTAACATTCTGAACATCGTCATATTCAGCACGATTATTCCACTTTTTACCTCGATAATCCTTCCAGATAGAAGCATCCCATTTAGTTGTGATTTTATCTTCACGCATAGTTGACAAAACTTGGTAATTACTAAGATCGCAAAAGGGGGGAACCCCTTCGCGATCACAATAATCACTAGACTATTATGACTACAATTTGGTTCCCCCCTTATTTCTAATTTTAACTATTTAGCCGTACGTTTTAGAAAATCAATTAATTCATCTCTTTCTTTATTCATGACCGTGGTTCTCTCCTCTTTGGATAACTTCTTGTTTCTTAGCTTCACCATATCTTTAATCTCCTGTAAATCAAGATACGAATAGATATCTTTCTTTTTTTCATCCATATCACCCTGATTATTAGAACTTAACTCCTCTAACCCCTTGTTAGTTGTGATTGACGGTGTAGTACCAACATTCCCAGTCACCTCTTCAATCTTCAGTAAACCAGCTACCGACTGTCCGCGAAAGTAATTCACAAATTGATTAGACAAATCCAGTTCTACACTCTCTCCCGGCTTTAACTTCCAGACTCCCCATTTTAAATCCTGAAACAATCTAACTGTTTCTTCGCCTGTAGTCGCATTGGACAAATCCCTGTCTAGTTCTCGATCCTTTGCTATCTCGTGATGCTTGGTGTCCCAATATTCCCTCCCCATATAAAAAGAAGCCGACAGATTGTCGATAATCTTACCTATTGTCTTGAACTTGCTTCTGCCAGTAACCTTCATGGTGCCGGGATCTATTATGGTAACAGGAGAGATATGAAAGTTTTCACAAACCTTATTGAATAGATCGTCTTCGTTAATTTGAGAGAGATTGGACACTTTATAGATACTGAGAGTTTCATCGAGAGACTTGTTATATATCCTATACATAAAGAAGTTCTAAAAATATTAAATTATTTCTGAAGTTAAATAAGTGTACAAATAAAACATATTAATGTCAAGCTTCTTAATAACCCGTCAATGGATTCACCACGCGTACTGGCTGGTATTTTCTTTCCTTTTTAATTCGTTCTACCTTAAAGCCCACTGCCAGATAACGGAATGCGTCACTCGAATCAGCACACCAGTCATCAACCGGATAAGATCTGAATACCTTACGCTTATCGTCATAATCTTTCCGATAATTCTTCAATGCCTTTAACCCTGGAGCACATTTTGTTTTGTCAAACCAACAACGCGAGAATATGTTACGAACAGCTTCAATTCCATCCTCAAAGCCAAGATTAGGAACAAGTCGGAAATTAATGCCTAATGCCCTTGCAACCTCAATGCGGGATTTACCGGTGCCCAACTCCCTGACTTCTATATCGTGTGGAGCATGATGTGCTTTATATACATAGGGTTTATCACCAAGGATTTTTGCATAATGCGCTAAACCTTCGCCTGATGCTTCATAATAATCAATTAAACGAATCTCCTTACCGATAGTTTGAGAGAACCAAATAGGGGTGCTATGCCTCATTCCAAGATCCCACCAAGTTTCGACTGGTAACCCTGTCTCATGTGGGACATTAGCTATCCTTCCTTCTTGTTCAGCAAGTCTTAGTTGTGAACCATAATAAGATCCAATAGCAGAAGCACTGAAATTACAATAGAATTCCTGCAAGATCATTTCTTCGCTCATACCATCCCTACGTTCAGCGTCAATTTGTTTTTTAGTGATAATTGGATTGCCTAAGTCGTCCCTGGTATCATCAATCGTTAATTTCTGGCAAAACCAATCCTTGTTGTTCTTTGCCATTTCATAAAGATCATAAAAATGGTTTTCGCCTCTTGGGGTACTAGCAAATAATGCCCACCCTTTATTCTCCGTGAGAATCGGCCGAATATATTCCCAGGCAGCTGGGTTTTGTAAAGCATATTCTGAGAACACACAGCCGATAGGATTAGTCCCGACTATCTTATCGTAGTCATCTGATCCAATGAGCTGGAAGATAGAGCCATTCTTAATCTCTATCAGCATCTCGCTATCATTGGTTCTTATTCTTATTTCTTGAGGGATGTGATCTAGGAACTTGAAACCATCTCTATCCATACCATTCCAAATGACTTTCTTGGCTTGCGTATAAGTTGGAAAGAAATAGTAGTAAGTTCCTTTGGTCTTCAGCATCTCGCGCGCTATTATATTGATAAGGGTTTTATCCTTCCCTGCGCGTCTGTGAAATACCACTACACCACGCTTGTATCCATTCGGTAGACAGTTGTACAGGTCTATCTGATAAGGTCTAGGAGTGAACTTGTAGGGTATTTGTATTGTTGTCATAGTCTATTGTCTATTATAACAAAAACCGCCAGTTTATTAGCGGTTTCGTTTGCTGAGGAGTTATTCACATCAATATAATATAACTTTCTTCCCTTATTGTCAACACCGCATATTGACAATAAATAATCATACCTGGGTTTTAATCCTGCGATCTTAGAAATAAGCTATTTATAAAAAGATTAAAGCAGAGATAAAGAAAGTCCTGACCAGTGTCATTAAGTATAATCTGGTACGGTGTTACAACTACATGCAAACAAACCTAAATTAGAATGTTACCGCTTTCTCCTTTACGTACTCTAGGTTACTTGAAATACAAAGCATTGTCGCGTGGATGCTCCCCAGCAGTGCCCGCACTTATGCTCTATATTCCAGGCAACAGCCCAAGTTTATTTTTACTTGCAGATGCGCTGATAGCTGCAATCTTTTTAATTGTCAATTAACTCATTTTTTAAACTTATCTATTATATTGATGTTCAAGGAACCCTCAACCTTCATGTCTTGCTTATCTCTCCAGCCAAACCTATTTTTCATATTCATTCCATAGCCTTGATAATTGAAATTTTTATTTTCTAGATTTTTACGCCCCTTGGATAGCCACCATGCTTCACGTAATGCGTCAGCTTCCTGCATGGTTCGTGAGAATTCCGGTTCCTCTTTTAGAAATCTATACCAGAGATCGTCTGATATAGGCCTATAATTATCACCATCCTTTTTGAGTTGCGAACGTATCTCTACATCCGATGCACCTTCAGAAGCTTCGTGAATTATGAACTCCCTCCAATCAGGGCGAAGATCCTTGAGCGATTGCTTGGGAACTCCTCTTTTCATAATCATAATGTGAGTTAGAAGTATAATCTATTCCAAGTATATTCCCTAAACCTTTAATTGTCAATTGGTGTTACCCTGCTGTCTATAATAGAATTCAATTAGAAGTTTTCTTGCTGCGATTGCGTTAAATTATTATCAATATACTACACTTAGGGCTGTTTGTCAAAATACGTTCTAAGTGCATTACAGCTCGATTTATTTTTCAATGAAATTCGGCTATGCTTCGGGTTTTCTCAGCTCTTTTTACTTGACATAGATGTAATAGTACTGTTATACTTGCGTTGTAATTAATAAGAGATTCTAATTTTTATAAAACAAAAATGAAAGAAAAAAAGTTCGATAAAAATGAAGTTGAAAATCTTCAAAATAAAATAGCAGCAGAAATGAAACATAAGCCTGCAAAAAGAAGTCCGATAGCGTTAGAGTTAAAACAAATCAATATAGTTAAAGCTATCAATCCTAAAGCAAGCAAGACACTACAAGGGGCTTGGAATGGATACGGATACACTAATCTGGGTAAGCACTTGTTTCCTGAGAATCTTTTGGAGATAAAAA